TTCTATTTACTTGCAGATATAATCATTAGGCATAGTTTTGAGCAAATGAACAAAACAGGTGCATATACATATTATCCTCACTATCCTGTATATTTTCTATCTGGTAATATCTGTTACTCCACTCTATTCTTTGCTGCTCGTTTATATCTGTTCTTTTTCGGCAGGTTACTCTTATCTGACTTAATGCCGTTACCTTACCACCTAACACCTCCTCTTTGTTTATTCCCTTATAGTCAACCGTTGCCCACACCTCTACAGTGTCAGCCCAGGTCTCTGTGCCAAATCCTGTAGTGGTAACAGCGCGTGTAATACTTTGCACTATTATTCTTTCCCGTAACTTTCCTATTTCTTCTTTCTTGTTGTATCTCATTAGAATAGTTTTACTCTGTACTGGTCTAATAAATACTCCGATGCTGTAGGTAATTTCTTTACATAATCCTCCCTATTGTCGTAGCTATCAGCTATCATCATTAGAATGGCTTGTCTTATTTGCATAGGTACACTGGCAACAGTCGCTCCGTAGCCTGCTGTATAAACTATCGTGACATCATTAATATTTCCAAATAATGTAGGCCATGTTGAATTATAGGCTAATGCTAACCTTGCAGGCTTTAGGAAATTATCTACAACATAGTTTGCTGCATTAAATGTTTGTACACTGTTTTGTCCATCATTAAACTGAAAGGAGCTAACAGTAATGACAGGAGATATAGATAAGTAAATAGTAGGATTAGATAGCCTATCTAACTTCTCTGTAATTGTTTGAGTGATTAAGGCTTGATTTAGATAACGCTCTGCTACCTCACGAGCTGACTGCAACAAAGTGGTAATAAGAGTATCATCGGCAGATGTATCTACTTTAAGGTAATTCTTAACTTCATTTAATGTCCAGACTTCTATTGCAGGTGCTGTCGTTACTTTCCAAGCCATTTTATAAATTTTTAAAGAAGGGATGAGTATTGCTACCCATCCCATTTTTTTATTACGATGCTAAATTAGCTAAGTGCTTAATGGCAGCAGTCTGTAACAGCTTGCCGTCATATCTTGCATATAGTAAAAAGCCTAACTCCATTTCGTCCATAAAACGCTCACGCAATGGAACAAGTACATTGTTTGATACTTGACGTATAATGTACTTTGACCAGTCACCAAAATAAATGATTTTAGCATCTAACGCTTGTACAGATGGTAAATCATTATTGCAGAAAAATGGAAATCCTAACAATCTATCTGGTGTACCTTCCCTTAAAGATGGTTGAAACAAGGTAGTGTTATCAGTGTCTAAGTTTAGCTTTCTTATTGCACTTAAAATCTGATCATGGAACATAAATGCTACAGATGGTGAGTTGCGATAAGATTTGTCAACACTGTGAACAAGGTCTACTAAATTTGCAGCAGTAAATGATGTAGCACTTGTAGATTCTACACCTTCAGATGTAGCACCTGCAAAACCTGTAGGCTTTCCAGAACCATCACCAGTAGTAAATGCTGTGTTTAAGCCTCTACCTAAACGCTCTCCTAACATAATAGGCAGCTCTGTGTTCAATAGACCAAACTCGTCGTTTGCCCATTCTACAGATACCTTTACTAAGGTGTTTATAACGTGTGCAGCAAATGTCTCTCTTGTAAAAGTCATGTCCTGTACAGTTACAGCTCCACCTTCTGTATGCCAATTACCATTAGTAGCAGTGTCATTTACCTTTGGGTAGTACAAAGTACCTGCCTGTGGAGTTGAAATAATACGAGATACCTCTAGCATAGGACCGTAATATTTCAATGTCTTTTCCAACTCAAAAGAAATTGGTAAGGAATTACAAAACCACCTGCAAGACCCGACTCAGAAGTAGTAATAGTCGCAGTACCACGCATCTCTTTAAGCAAACCTGATTCGCGGCTTGTTAAGTCACGCTTTGCAATAGCTTTCATAAACGCTGCCTGATATTCTGGAGACTGGATAATCTCTCTTTTATCAGTAGGTAAATTAGCAACACTTTGCTCTGCATCACTTGCAGCTCTGCTTTCACTGTTAATTTCATTCCATCTTTCAAGACGTGAAATTTGCTCTGTATAATTTTTAAAGTTAGCATCTGCTGCATCCCATTGTGCCGTTTCTTCGGCATTCATTAGACGACTTTCGCCAGCTGCTCTCTTTTGCAAGTCCTCCATTATGGCATAATCGGAAGCCCGCTTTTCTCTTAAGACTTTAGAGTTCATTGTTTGTTTTAAATCAAGTAAATGCAGGGCATTCCTGCGTGTTTCATTCTGTATATTAATTTCTGATTTAACAGATACATCAATTAATTTTGTAAATCTTCATCTATTGTACTTTGTGCATCGTAGCTTCTTTTGGCTACCATTGTGTCTGGATTAGCTGGATAAGTAACTGGTGCCACATCGTACACTTTTGAAATAGACCTAATAACTCTTTTAGGCTTTATTCCTTTTTCTTCATGCCAGCTTTCTTTATCCACTGTAAAAGCAAAACTACTTTGGTAGATGTCACCACGTTTTACCATTTCTAACAGGTCGTTACCAAGGGTAGTGTTTGGTGCCTCAAATTCATAGTCCATTGACTTACCGGTAACTTTTAATTTAAGTGTGCCAGATGCTGTCCTTGCAAGTACCATGTTTGCATCATGATTAAACAATGCTACAACATCGTCCATGTTTGCATTAGTAAGTGATTCACTGTCCATTTCTTCATCATACCATCCCATGTCATAGGCAGCATTAAACACTGTGGCAGTGCCATAGATAGTTCGACTATCCTTTTTAGCTCTTAATTCAAAATTTATAGATCTCTTTTCCATGTCGGATATTTTACTGCGTTCATCTATTATCTTCTTTGCTCTTGCCTCTGCCCATGATAACATACTTGGTCCGCCCCAGGCATCGTACATTACACTTCCACATATTTCATTCTCATTCTCGTCAAAATATTTACCCTGGTCATACACTTTAGCTCTACTTAAAAAGCTATATGTCCTTATAACTTCATTGTCACTTAATGCCTCTCTACCTGCTAACTGCCTTGCTCTTGTCCAGCCTACACTGGTGCCACATTTAGAACCGTTGTCCTCTTTGTGTTTCCTTGCTTTCTTTGCAGCGTTAGTAGCTGACTGTGGATAATCACTGTGCGCCATCTGCTATAGTTATGTCTGTCTTTATGTTAGATGCTAATGGTAACTCATAACTATCGCCACCTTCATACGGATTCATATTTTCCTTTATCCGGATTTCGTTTGGTGATATGGCCAGTACATTACGCATAGTAGTGTAGTAGGAAGACCTTGCAGCAATGTCGCCACGGAGTAGTCCATCAAGATTAAAGCGTGTAATATACTTTCCCTTTTCTGCTTCAAAAAATATCTTCCTGTTAAATTCTGCCTCTATTGTTTCACATAGTGGCATAATGGTGTAGTTAACAAACATCTGGCTCAACTGCTCCATGTTGCCAAAAGTAGCTTTGTCCATATCTTCTAACAAGATGCCAGGCACACCTGTAATTCTTGCAATGTCGGAAATAGTAGCCTTCTTAGTTTCGTTAAATGCAGCATCGGTAGGATTAAGTCCTACTTTCTGGAAGTCCATACCTTCTTCTAAGATGGCAGTACCTCCAGCGTTCTGACTACCACCAAAAGCTCTATTGAAGCTACTTTTTAGTCTGTCGTATGCTTCGTTTGTCAATCTGCCTGGATGCTTTAACACACCGTTTAAGTGCGCACCATTCTTGTAAAAGTTAGCACCATAGTTTCTATTTGCCAGTGCAAGACCAAAGTTGTCCCTGTGAACGTCTGGCACTAACAAAGCCTTAACACCATCCCAGGCAAGATTTGGAATATAAATAATATTTTCTCCCTTGTATGTTTTTTTGTCTCTGCACTTTTAAATATCAGCTCATTCCTTGTATTGTAACTTATCTCCATTTTTGTAGGATTAAGTATATGGATGCTGTTTATTCTTGCCGTTAAATTGTTTCTATTTATAACTGCATAAAATGCACCATGTGACAAATAGTGTAACACCATTGTCTTATAAAAAGTGTGCGAGGTGTAAAGCTCACATGGCTCACGGCTTACTATTTTGTAGTTAGCGTGATCAGTAGCTATTCTTACTCCACCATTATCTAACTTTTCTATAATGTCAAAAGGCAGTGCAGCAATGACACCGCCAAGTATCTGCACAGCACGGTAAAAGGCAGGAAGTCCTATAATAGAATATTCGTCAACTGCTACACCTGCGGCAGATGTGCGTTGGAACAAAGCACCTAATGTCTCACCGTTTATTGGTGTAGATGGATTTTCTAAGCTGGCTCTCCGCGTAGAAAAAAAAGACCGCATGGTGTTTAGTATAGCCATGCGGTAAAAATAAACAAAACCAGTATGAAATTAACAACTTACAGTAACACGTTAAACAAACCTAATATCCATATAGGCTTTCTTTGCCTTGCGGAAAGAATTGTAGGTAGTATATTTTTCATCAAGTCCTAAATCTAATCTTTCTCCCTCTAATTTTTGCCATGCCTCTTCATGTTTAGTGCAATCTCCAACAAGTTCGTAAAATCTTGTAAAGTAGCCCTCCGATGAATTAATCTGCCTGACTTCTTTGGCATAATCTGCTTTTCTCATTAATATCTCCATAATTGACATATTTTACTTTTCAATTAGGTACATTATAACATTAATAAGCCTCCTTGTCTTTCTCCACTCGTATAAATAGTTGGTCTATCCTCTACCATTATTTGTGCGTATGCCATAACCATCGCTACCGGACCATCTACCTTTTCAGTTGACTTCGCCTTATCTATTTTAACATTGCCAGCAGGATCAAATCTAAGCATAACATTGGATAACATCCACTCCATGACCGGATTACCATCGTGTGAAATTGTATTACTAATAAACATCTTTTCTACTTCTTTAGTTGGTGCTGACATAGAGATAAATCCCTGCCCAAATGGTTTCATAGTTGCTCCATCATTTGTAAGCTGTATAACAAGTTGACTTGCATTCCATCTGTCAAAAGCTATACATTCTATTTTATACTTTCCCGTTAGCTCTATAACTTTTGATTTTATAAAGTCATAGTCTGTAACGTTACCATCTGTCATAATTATGTTACCATCCTGCGCCCACTGTACATAAGGCACTCCATCTGATAGTGATCGCTCTCTTACATTATCCTCTGGACAAAAGAAATAGGACTTTATGTGTGGCTTATCAATTCCTGCCTGTATCGGAAAACATAGCACAAGTGCTGCAATGTCACGAGTAGAGGCAAGGTCAAGGCCAGCATAACACTTTTTGTTGTATAACGCATCGTCACTATATAATATTCTTGTTTGGTCAATATATTGCTGACTAATCCAAACACTGGATGTAGTTGTCCAGACGTTTAAATTCTTAGTCATAAATTGTATTTGCTTAGCAGCACCTTCGTTTATTGCCTTCTGATATTGATTGTCCATATATTCCATATACGGAGTAATGCCTAAATTAGGATTGCTCTTTGTCCAGTTCT